GTATGGGTACAGTTAATGTATTTATAATATGATACATAGAAGATCAATACAATTAAAACATTTTGTTAAAAAACAAAAAGAGATTAGAAGGTTAAAAAAAATTAAAGATGAACAGCGAAATAAATAGAAAATATATTCGATTAGGCCTAGGTTTTTTACTACTTATTATGGCGGTAAGATGCACACTGGTTTATGTGGATTTCTTTACTTCTTTTGTTTTAATAATTTTAGCAATAGCTGTCTTAAATAATACTGATTATGATACTCAAGGAAGATGAAATAATAAACAGTAGTATTGGGCATGAGGTTTGGGAAAAACTACCAATAGTTAAAAAAATTATAATACTAAAAAAATTAGGTGAAATTACAGATTTGGTCAGGTCTGAATTTTCATCTCATGTGTAAGTTTGTTGTTTGTTTTTGTACTGACTATTAAAACCAGATAGTATTTATCTGGTTTTTTTTGTTATATTATATAACATGAATGGTAATCAGAAAGGATGCTTTGCTGAATATCACTTTGCAACGACAGCTATAAAAAGGGGTTTTAATGTTTCAATGCCCTTGCTTGATTCAAGTATGTATGATTGCATATTAGAAAAAAATGGCAAGTTATTTAAATTCCAAGTTAAATATCTAGGTGCAAACAGATATAAACATGGAAGATCTACACAGGTAACTTTGAAAAGAACTGGTAATCCTTCATATGATCCTAACTATGTAGATTACTTTGCTTTATGGAGTGAAGAATATAAAGGGTTTTTTATTTTAAAAAATGAAGGTCAAAAAACATTAAGATTGTCATTATATAATAAGTATAAAGATAATTTTAATAACTTTGCACTGATTTCATAAATAGCTATAAGAAGCAGTGCTGGTTTATTCGAGTGCTGCTTTTTTTTTTATCTTTACATAAAATTTTTATTATGAAAGTAAAAGCTAAAATTCAATTAAAAGATGGTAATCATATAATAAATGCTGGTGAAGAAGTACACATGAATGATGAACAAGCTCAAAATATGATTAAAAAGAATTGGGTTGAACCAATAAAAAACAAAGAAGCAAAGGTGAAGAAGGTAACAAAAGAAATGAAAATTGATTCTAAAGAGACAAAAAATGCGACAGATTAAAATAAATTCAACTACAGGATCAGAAATAGTAACATTACAAGAATTCAAGGACTATGCTAGGATTGATACATCTAGTGATGATACATTGATAGCTGATATAATCAAACAGGCAAGAATATGGTGTGAAAATTATATATCAAGAGATATAGTTGCTAAGAACAGATCATATTACATGGACAATACAAATGGCATATTTGATTTACCATTTAGCCCTGTAGCATCAATTTCAAGTATTACAGCTGATGGTTCAAGTGTTGGACACACTGTAATTGGTTTAGATAATGAAAGCATTGAATTAAATAATGGTGCTGCTGAAAAAGTAACAGTTGTTTATATTACAGCTGGTTTAGATGATTCTCTTTTAAAACAAGCAATTTTACAATTATGTTCCACATATTATGACAATAGAGCTGATTTTAAAGTTGGTGCAGCTGTGAGTGACATACCAACAAGTACAAGAGATATTTTAAGCTCATATAAAAGTATGTTTGTATAATGGATGCAGGTAAGTTAGATAAAAGATTAATAATTAAAACTGTAAACAAATCTGATGATGGATTTGGTGGTTTTACTGATTCTGTAAGCACAAACAAAACAATTTGGGCAAATGTTCAAGAAAAAAGTGGTGAAATTAAATCTGATGATGGGAAAAGAAGTTGGGTAAGCCAGATTGAAATTATATGTAGAAAAAAAGCATTTGAAAGTATAAATAACAGAACAAGTATTTTACAGGTTGTTGGTAATGTAACTAATTATAGAATTAATCAAGTTTATAATGAAGATTTTAAATACTTTACTAAAATAATAGCCACTAGAATAATATGAGTAGTGTTAATGTTAAAATAGATCCAGGAGATTTGACTAGATTGAGTACAAAAATCAAACATCTTAAATCCAAAGCACCTAGAGAATTATCTAAAAACATTGCTCATGCTGCTAAGTTTATTGAAAATGATGCAGTAAAAAATGCACCAAAAGACAAAGGTGATTTAAGAAAATCTATTGGTTCAGAAGTTGTTGGCAAATCAGCTGAAATATTTGCAAATGTAAAGTATGCAGCTTATCAAGAATTTGGAACAGGTAAACTTGTAGATGCATCAGAAGCAGAATCATTAGGTATATCAAAAGCAACTATAAAAAGGTTATATAAAGGACAGGGTAAACGAAAAATTAACATACCACCACAACCATTTTTTTTCCCAGCAGTGAGAAAAGGTTTTAAAAAGTTATTGGATGGTATAGAAAGAGATATTAAAAACTTATTATGAAAGATGCAACCAGGTTCATTAGATTAAAAATATTAAGTGCATTAAATGGTAATGTTTCCTTTGGTGGTTCAAATGTGCCTGTATATAACAGAGTGCCATCAGATGCTACATTTCCATATATTAGGGTTTATAGTGTTTCAACATCACAAATAGATAATACACAAACAAAATATAATGCTGACATCATTACAAGAGTTGAGGTAGTAACTAGATTTGCCGGTGACAGTGGTGGTGATCTATCTATGAATGATATTATGGATGATTGTTTGCAATTACTTGTTTCTAAAAATTCAAGTGCATTTAATCTAAGTGCTAATAATTTTAAGGTGTATTCTACTACTAATGAAAGTTTACGATATTTGCAAGAAGATAGTATAGATCACACTTATTTCAGGGCTATTCTTGAATTAAGTAATAAAGTAGCAGAAATTTGATCATATGGAAATGAATGATTTTAAAATATATATAATGAATACTACAGCAATTGCAGTTTCAATGACTGATCATATTGTCGATATACTAAGGATTGGGTTATTAGTGTTAACAATAATATATACAATTTTAAAAATTAGAAAAATAAATGGCAAAAAAAATTAGTGAAGAAACAGAAGTAAAATTGGATTTAAAAACCATAGGTATTATCATAGCAGGTACAATATCACTTGCAAGTATGTGGTTTACATTACAAGGTGACATCCAAGATTTAAACAATAAGATTGTAAATTTCAGTGGTGATGAGTTTGTAGAAAAAATGGAGTTTAAATTAAAAGATGAACTTATTAGAGCAAATGTTATTCAAATAGAGAAATCAACTGAGGTTCTAAAAGAAGATATAGAAGAAAATAAAGAATCAATAAAAGAATTAGAAGATAAAGTTTATAGAAGATGAAACATTTAATTTTTGTAATATTTGTGTTATTTGTATCAGCGATTACTAATGCTCAAGACATGACTTTGTTACACATAAATTCAGATTGGAACTCTGATAATGACTATCCATATCTAAGACAAATAAAAGGAGTAGAAATAATAAAAGTCAAACTAGAGGACCAGTCACCAGCACTTAAAAGTCAAGTTAAATCAGTTCCAACAATTATTTTATATGATAATAAAACCCAGAAACCAAAAGGTCAATGGGCTGCTGACTTATCATTTAAACTAGAAGTTAAACCTGAAAAAATACAAGAGTGGATTAATAGATCTAAGATGCAAGTCACAAGAAGGTCAAGCACAAATTAATAAACTATGATTAGTAAACATATTTCTGAAAAAGAAGCAACCAAATCGGTTACTGCTTTAAGATTAGGCATTGACAACACTCCTAATGGCGATTCTATAAGTAACATGAAGTTACTTGCCGAAAAAATATTTGAGCCGCTTAGAGAGTGGGTAAATGGCCCTATTAAGGTGAATTCATTCTATAGATCAGTAGCTCTAAATGAAGCGATTGGTGGTTCTTCAAAATCACAGCATTGTCAAGGTAGAGCAATTGATTTAGATGATATATATGGATATAAAACAAACAAAGAGATGTTTGATTGGATAAAGAATAATTTATCATTTGATCAGCTTATATATGAATTTGGTTCGGAAACAAATCCTGACTGGGTGCATGTAAGTTATGTAAGTGAAGATAAAAATCGTAATAGGATTTTAAAAGCTGTAAGAGATGATGGTAAAACTAAATATATAAATATTACAAATGCATAATGGAGTTCGCTATAATAAATAGAGTTTCTGATGGGCCATTAATAGGTTTTACTTATTTTCCATTAGATGAAACTACTGAATACAGTGAGCTAAATTTATATTTAATTTTTATAGTGTTACATATTAAAGTTTATAACAAATGAGTAAAAAGAAACCTTTTAAAGAATCAACAGTAGGTAAATTATTATTTGGTGCTGCTAGTATAGTTTCACCACAATTGGGTGCTGTTTTGAATGGTGTTACAAGCCCAAAAGATGCAATTGCTGAAATAACTAAATCAAAAATTCCTAATGAAGATAAAATTAAATTACAGCAGCTAATTTATGAGCAACAAAATAAAGAAATGGAAGAAATATCAAACAGATGGGTTGCTGATGCTAACAGCGATTCATGGCTTTCTAAAAATGTCAGGCCGCTAGTTTTAGTTTGGTGTATAGTGGTTTTTTCTTTTGCTGGTCTTTTAGATAGTATCGAAAATGTGCCTTTTCATATTGGTGAATTATGGAATGATACATTTGAGAAAGTAATGATGGCTGTTGTATTAGCATATTTTGGTGGTCGTACAACAGAAAAAGCAACATCAATGTTTAAAAAATAATGGCTAAAAGAGCAGGTTATACACATCAGTTTAAAACAAAAAAGAAAAGACCAGGTGTTCATTCTAAAAATGCCAGTAGAAATCAAACAGGTTGGAAAAAAAAATCAGTAGGTCAGGGAAAAAATAGATAATGCAAATTCCTTAAATTTGTAAAAAAAATCTATGGGTACTACATATACTGGGCAAAGAGTTCAAGATACTTATCAATCAATAATAAAAGTCGGTAATAATACAAATCTAACTGGTACTGCAAAGTTATTGAGTGATGGCTTTGGTAACGATACAGCTTTATTTCTAAGCACTACAAGTTTAGGTATAGGTGTGACACCAACATTTCAATTTCAAACAAGTGGAGCTGCAAAAATAGGATCAAATCTAACTGTTGGTGGTAATCTAACAGTTGATGGTACAACTACAATTGTTGATTCGACAGTTGTTGCTATTGGTGACAACATGATTGAATTAGCAAAAGATAATGTTGCTAATGTAAAAGATATTGGATGGTATGGCACAATTAATTCAAGTGGTGAAAAATATGTTGGAATGTTTTATGATGCATCAGATGGCATTACAGTACCAACATTTAGAATTGGATTAGGCACATCTGAGCCAGGTTCGACAATGACAATAACTACAAAAGGCAAATTAGTTATTGGTGCATTAGATGCAACCACAGGTGTTTTTAGCGGTCAAGTAACAATACCAATTACACCTAGTGCTAATACAGATGCGGCTAGTAAAGGTTATGTCGATTCGCAAATAACAGCACAAGATTTAGATTTTAGTGGCACATCTGGCGCAGGTTCGGTTGATTTAGATAGTCAAACATTTGCGGTTACAGGTTCTACAAATGAGATAGTTACAACAGCAAGTGGTCAAGGATTAGAGATTGGAATTGTTACTAATCCAACACTAACTGGTAATGTAGATATAATAGGTAGTTTAAAAGTTGATAGTCATATTGAAGTACAATCCGCAAGTGGTTATGGTCATATGGAAATTGGTGGTCCTAGTGGTGGTCATATTGATTTGAAAAAACCATTTAGTGATGATTATGATTTAAGATTAATCACAGACACAGATAGTCAAATAACAGCATCAGGTACTTTAAAACTAAATGCTGGTAATACATTGACATTAACACTTGATGGTTCAACACAAAATGCAACTTATACTAGTAAAATATTAGTACCAAATGGTAGTGCAGCAGCACCATCTTTTACATTTACAAATGACACTGATAGTGGTATTTATAATAGTGGCACACAATTAATTTTAACACATGCTGGTTCAAATAAAATAATCATTGCAAATTCCCAAATAAGTTTACAGGAAAAATTAATAGTCAATGGTACTATAAGTGCTGATGATTATATATTTATTGATGGTAACACAAACCCTTATTTACAAATTCAAGATATCACTAACGAAACATACACAAGATTATATTCTGGTGATTCCGAAAGTGTTTTAGGATATACACATAATGCATTCTCTTTAAGAAATGGCGAATTCACTGGTAATATTGTTTTTAGTGTTGATAGTTCTAGAAATGTAACATTTAACCAAGATATAACAGTTAGTGGTGGTGATATTGTTTTAGGTGGTACTGGTAGGATTCAAGGCATAGATACAGTTTCAGCAAGTACAGATGCTGCAAATAAAGCATATGTAGATAATCAAGTTAGTGGTTTAATAGATGGTTCAGGTACTGCCAATGATGTAGTAATGTGGCAAGATTCTGACACATTAACAGATGCGCCAATAGCTATAAGCGGTAACAATGCAACTTTTGCAGGTGATGTAAATATAGCTGGTGGTGATTTAAGATTAGATTCAACAGCTAAATTATTTACTAATGAAGATAATATGACTATTAGTGTTGAAGATAATAACAATGGTACTAATGCAAATATTATATTTAAAAATGCTGCATCTACATCTTTG